AAAGGATGTTGAAACTAAAACAGATAATAAGTAAATTTAGAGTATAAGATTATTAAGAGCTATAAATTAGCTCTTTTTATTTTATAAAAAATTAATATAGAATATGGGAAGGTGAGGTGATAAAATATGGCGTTTGGAAGTGAACTAACTGATAAACAATTAAAGGCTTTGGAACTACTTGTAACTGGTGAAACAGTTAGTGAAACTGCACGTTTGGTAGGTGTTAATAGGAAGACAATAACAGAGTGGAAGAAACAGGATAAGTTTAAAGTTGAGCTGGACAGACAGGTTGCAGAGCTAAAATCTGGCATAGAGAAGAAAATATTAACTAATTTGAATCCATTACTAGATAAATTGATGAAAATAGCACTTAAAAGTGATAGTGATAAGACTAGCTTAGATGCTATAATATACGCTATTAACAGGGTTGCGGGTACTCCGACTAGTAAAATAGCTGATGTAAGTGAAGAAGAAAAGAAGGACAATGACTTTAGTTTAGATGATTTAGATAATGTAATAGAGTTAGATATAAAGGCTAAATAGCATAATGAAATCTTACTTTCATAGTCTATAAAAGTATAAGTATATACTTATTTGAATAGTTAAAACTACATATAGTGTTTATAAAGCAATGTGCGACTATATATTGTGTATTTGCTAATTATTTCGCTAAATGATTGTTTGACGAAATAAATTGATACGGCTAGGAATATAGGGGGTGGGGGTATTCTAAAAATGGAATCCTCGGAAACCCATCGGTAAGCATTTAAAAATTATATTATATTTTTATATCTCAAGCAAATGAAGAGGGTAATCAATACCTTCTTTTTATTATGCTCAAAATTCTCTGAAGGAGGTGGTTATTATAATTTATTTTGATAATAGAGAATTTACAGAACAACAGTATAACACTTACATATTAAAAAAATACCTATCAATACATTATACAGAAGAAAAAGCTATCTCAATTATTAAAAATAATGTTGATAAACTACCTCAAATTGCTAAGGCTTTAGGTGAAAGAGATATAGCTTTCTTCTGTTTATATTATTTACAGGATATATTTGTTGTTAAAGATAATAATGAAGCAAGACAACTATCTAAAACTCATTATGAGATGTGGGAGTTGATAAATAAAGCATTTGTACTAGATGAAATAGATAAGTTAAATGTAGTCTGTCCTAGAGGTATGGCGAAAACTACCATCTTTGATTTATCAGCTTCAATCTGGCTTATATGCTACAAGAAATCTAAATTCACTTTGATTGGTGCTAAGAAAGATGATGATGCACAACAATTTATTGATTCAATTAAAAAGGTTATTACTGAGAATAAGAAAATTATAGATAACTTTGGTTTACTTATAGACAAAAAACACTATAAAGTAAACTCTAACGAAATTGAATTTACTAATGGTACATATATAAGAGCTGTAGGTTCTGCTAGTTCTGTCAGAGGTGCTAACTATAAAGGTATTAGACCTCAAGTAGTATTACTTGATGATTTTCAGGACGAAAAGGACATTCTCACTGAAGAGGCTAGAGAAAAGAAGTGGAATAAGTTCTGTAAGGAAATCGAGAAAGTTGGAGATACAGCAGTTTATAGAAATGGTAAGAAAGTAAAGGCAGCTACAAAGATAATTAGTATCGGGACAGTATTACATAATGACTGCTTAATAAGTAGGCTTACAAGAAATAAGGATTATTATACTGTGTTGAAAAGAGCTATATTATTACAGCCTGATGAAACTGTAGAGGATATTCTTGAGTCTGATCTATGGCTACAGTGTAAGAAATTATACTTTAATGATAAGGATACAAATGCAAAAGAAACAGCAAGACAATTCTATTTAGATAATGAGTATAATATGAAGTTTTCTGTACTATGGGAAGAAAAATGGAATTGTTTTGATGATATAGCAGTCTCCTATTGGGAAAATAGAAAAGCGTTTATGTCTGAGATGATGAATGATGCTACTTCTATAGGTGTTAAGTGGTTTAAATCAATAGCAACTCAGAGCAAAGAAGAAATTGAAAATCATGATTTCGTTAAGACAATGCTTTGCATAGATCCAGCAAGTACTACAAGTAAGAAAAGTGACTTTACGGCTATGGTAGTTGGTTCTGAAGCCAATAATGATTTTAGTTATATGAGGGAATTGGTGCTTGAAAGATATACATTTAATGAATACTGTGAGAAGGTTATCGAGTTATTGAAGCAATATGATGATATAACTCATATTTTTATTGAGAAGAATACATATCAAGGTGCAGATGTAATTAAGATAAAAGAATTGATTGAAAATGAACCGAGTCTAAGAAATAGAACTATTGAATTTATAAATGAAATGCAGAGAAAGAATAAGGACGAAAAGATATCTACGATTGTAGATAGCGTTAATAATGGACAGATAATATTTGTTGAGAATAACAAGGAGTTTATTAATCAAATATTAGAATTCCAAGGTCAAAAATGGACTGTTCATGATGATGCTATAGATTGTATTGCAGAGTGGTCTACAAGAATTAAAACAATAGAAGTAGTAAGTAAAATTGAACTACTACCAAGAAGTTTATTATTTTGACGAAAGGAGTGATTAAATGATATTAGATTTAAGTAAAGATATGGATTTAATTAAGAGAGTGTATGCTTACTTTTCCAGCAGTGCTTACATATATGAAAAAATGTATGAATACTATAAAGGTAATACTGATGCGCTAGCTAATTATAAAATGGTTACTAGTAGAAGTAATAACAAAATAAGTACTAACTTTATAAAGAAATTTATTAAAGAAGAAATGAGTTATAGTTTTGGCAATGCAATAAATTATACTAGCAACGATGGCAATGATAAGGTAATAAAAGATATATACAAGAATACTTGGCATTGGAGTGAAAAGCATGATACTGATTTAGCTAAAAATATGCTTCTATATAGTATTGGCTATGAACTTTATTATACTGATAGTAATGGATTTAGCAGTAAAGTTATTTCACCTCGCAACGGGTATGCTTATGTGGATGAAAATAATAATGTAATGTTCTTTATAAGAAGATTTACAAAGCAGTTTGATACTACAAATAAGGTTTATGTTGATATTTACGATGATAGATATATATATCACTTTGATGATACCTTTGGAGTACAATTAGCTGATCCTGACGTTCATTACTTTGGTAAAGTTCCAGTTGGCGTTGCAAAGCTTAGTGATGAGCTACAATATGATACTATCTATGGAGATATAAAGTCTCTACAGGATGCTTATGAGACTAATCTAAGTGATATATCAAATGAGATCTCAGATTTTAGACAAGCTTATCTAAAACTTACAGGTGTTGATTTAACTCCAGAGCAAGCCAACGAAATGAAGCAGATGGGCATTATAAAGATTAAAGGTGATGGCGATGCTGATTGGTTAATTAAGAATATTAATGATACCTTTATTCAAAATACCTTAAACACTTTAGAGGATAAGATGTATCAGCTATCAAGCCATATTAATCACAACGAGAAGATGCAATCAAACCTTTCTGGAGTGGCTTTAAGAAGTAGGTTAATAAGCCTAGAAGAGCGTTGTAAGCTTAATCAGCAATCCATGACAGATTGTATTAAGACAAGATTGCAGATGTTATTTACATATTTAAGTAAGCTGAATTTAACTTATGATGCTACTGATATTAAGATAAAATATACTGCTAATATACCTATGGATGATGTTGCTACAGCTGATATTGTAAGCAAAGTTGGAGATTTATTTAGTGATGAAACTAAGGCAAGTTTATTCTCTTTTGTTGATAATCCTTCCCTTGAGATTGAGAAGAGGAATAAAGAACAACAAGAAGTTACGCAAGGCAATAGTTTACTAGATAATGCTCTAACTGTAGGTGATAATAGTGGACAAGTATAGAGAGTTTCAAGAAAAGTTCAGTAAGCTTATTTTTGATAATGCCACTAAGGCAGAGCAGAAAGCTTATATACTGCAAAAGCAAGATAGAGAAGAGGTATTGAATTTTATAGCAAAAATTTTGCTTGAATATACGATTGTTGATAATGTCTTAAACATTAGTAGTAAGGATCAGAAGGTTATTATATCTGATTTTAATAACATAATAGTTAAGATAGCAAAAAATGAATACAAAAATGAAAATGCGATTCTCGATGATATTCTTACTACAGTAACTAAGGATAAATATTATACAAATGGATACATAACTGACGTTGGATATAGCTTTAATCTGCAAAAAATAACAGATGAAGAGATTAAGAAAATAGTTAATGAAGCAGTAGACGGTAAGAATTGGAGTGATAGACTTTGGTCTAATAAAAAAGAACTTGAAGCTAATTTAAGGGTTGAGGTTAAAAAGTTTCTTAAGGGTAAAACTGATGTTAATAAAATTGGACAAGTTATAAAAGATAGGTTTGGTCAAAATGCTTTTAATACAAAAAGACTTACACAATCTGAAGTTGCAAGATGCCAGTTAGAAGCAAATGAATTGTTTGCACAAAATGAAGGTGTTGAATATATGATGTTTACAGCAACATTAGACTCTAAGACTTCTGACTTTTGTAGAGAGCATGATGGAAATAGATATGGTATTAATGATCCAGATAGACCTGAGTTACCAGCACATCCTTTCGAACGAAGTTTGTATGTCAATATTCCTTCGCCAGACTGGAAACCAAAAAAACGTAGAGATCAGCAAAACAATGAAATAATAGACTATACAACTTATAAAGATTGGTTAGATAGTCAAGATATTTAAACACCTTAAGGGTGTTATTTTTATGCAAAAAAATATTTAATTGCGTCTGTAGTCGAGAGGTTATAGGGGCAGAGGAGAGGTTAAACATGAAAAAAACAGAGTTATTAAAATTAGTAGAAAATATGCAAGATGAAGATAGTGTTGATTCTTTATTTAGCTTTGATAAGGTAAAGGATACTTTATCAAACGATGATAGTTTTAAGAGATTTTTAGACAGTGAAAAGGATAAGCATCATTCTAAGGCACTCGAGACTTGGAAGAGTAATAATCTTAACAAAATTCTAGATGATGAGATTAAAAAGAGATTTCCAGAGGCTGATCCTAAAGACATTGAATTACAAAAGATGAAAAATGAAATCGAGAAAATGAAGCAGGAGTCTTTAAGAAAAGAACTAGCTAACAAGGCAATTAAGATAGCAAACGATAAAAAGTTACCTATCGATATGATTGATTTCTTAGTTGGTGCAGATGAAGAAAGTACAACTAAGAACTTAGAAAAGTTTGAAAGTGTATTTAATGCTTCTTTGGAGCAACAAGTGCAAGCTAAACTTTCTGGAGGATATACACCTCCAAGCGATAAGCAAACAGGTTTAACAGAAGAACAACAGTTACAAGCACAGATAAATGAAATTATGGGAATTAAATAATAAAAATTTTTAACAAAGAGGAGAGATATTAATATGGCAAATACAATAAATTATTCAACTTTATTTCAAACAGCTTTAGACACACAAATGATTCAAGGGGCAACTTCTGGTTGGATGGAAGCTAATGCTGGACAAGTAATATACAATGGTGGAAAGGATATAAAGATACCTAAGATTTCTATGGATGGTTTAGGAAACTATGATAGAAATAATGGATTTACTCAAGGTTCAGTTACTTTAACTTATGAAACTATGACTATGACTCAGGATAGAGCAAGAACTTTTTCTTTAGATGCAATGGATGTAAATGAAAGTAATTTCGTTGCAAATGCAGGAAGTGTTATGAGTCAATTTCAATCTACTCAAGTAATCCCTGAAATCGACGCTTACAGATATTCTAAGATTGCATCTTTAGCGATAGCAGGAAGTAGAGCAAGTGGTGGTTATGCACCTTCAGCTACAGATATATTAACAAAACTTAAAGCGGATATAGCAGCTATAAAGGATTCAGTAGGTGATATTCCACTGGTTATCACTATGTCACATACAACTAGAAATATACTTGAAAACTCGACTGAAGTTTCTAAACAACTTCAAATTTCCGATTTTACAAGTGGCCAATATAACACTAAAGTAATGATGGTTGACGATAATCCAATAGTAAGTGTACCTTCAGTAAGATTAAAGACTGCTTATGTTTTTAACGATGCAAAGACAGCAGGACAAACAGCAGGCGGATTTGTTGCAGCATCTGGAGCTAAAAATATAAACTGGATTATATGCCCACAATCTGCACCTATTGCAGTTTCTAAAACTGATACACTAAGAATATTTGATCCTAATACAAATCAGACAGCACACGCATATAAGATGGATTATAGAAAATATCATGATTTATGGATACCTGACAATAAATTAGCTTCTGTATTTGTAAATGTTAAAGAAGCATTATCTTAATTTGGGTGATGCATAATGTTTACTTTGCAAAAACTAAATGTAGTTAGAATAGTAGAAACAGAAAGAGAAAGGGATGAACTTTTAAAAGAAGGTTTTTCCCTTTTTGAACAAATAAAAGAAACTAAGGGTAAGGCAAAATAACCTTGCCCTATTTATATTAGGGTGGTGGTATATTTTGTTAGAAACTTTAAAGCAATTATTAGGTATAGAAGATAATAGCAAGGATGCTTTATTGAATGTTTATATTGATAGAGCAACATTAATAATACAGCAGTACTTAAACAGAGAACAAACTACTGATGAAGTACAGGAGCTTTATAGTACAGCTATAATTTATTTTGTAGAAAAGGCTTATAACACTAAAAATAATACTAAAGATGGCGTAAAGCAGATACAACAAGGACAGAGAAATATTGTTTACAAAGATAATGTGGATATATTTTCTATAGATGATACAGTAAAATCCATGTTGCCTTTGCCATTGATAGGCTTAATGTAGAGGTGATACTATGGATTTATTTTACGATTTTACTATCTATAGAACAACTAAAACAAAGGTTAAAAATGAGTTAGGGCAGCTTATAGATGTATATGTAAAAGCAACAAGTATTAACTGTGATATACAGCCAAGTGATGCGACTTTAGTGAAGAAGAGTTTTGGTGATGATATTATTTGTAATTTTATAGTGTTTTGCAATGAAGCTATTGCTGAAGGAGATACTGTGATTTATAACAATAAACCTTATCTGGTTAAAAAAGGTGTTGATTGGATTGAGTACAAGATTTATGCTATTCAATCAGCTAATGTGAAGGTGCAAAATGCTTAAAGATAATACAAATAAAATTATAGAAGAATATAATAGAGCTTTAGAAAATGCTATAAAGGAAATTGCAATGGTTGGATTAGCACAGATACAACTGGATACACCTGTTTTAACGGGAAACTTGAGAAGAAGTTATACATATAAGATATTTATAGAAAATAAGAACTTTGTGGTAGTATTTGGTACAAATATACCTTATTCAATCTATTTGGAGCTTAAACCTTTAAGTAATGGGGGAAGACCTCATCTAAGGCCAGCATTACAGTCAGAAGTTGAGGAATTTAAGCAGATATTAATAAAGCACCTCAATGCTATAGGGAAGTAGGTGTACATATGAGTTTTAATAGCATACAAGCTGAAATATATAATTATTTAGCTAGTATAAATGATAATATGCAAGCTGATGAGATTAAGAGTAATAATGAAAGCAATGATTTTGATTATGCAAATAACATAGGTATGTTTTATAGTATGCCTTCGGTTATTGACACTGAATATAAAGATACAATACCATTAACCATTAATTTGGTTAGTGCAAAAGAGAATAAAATAACAATGCAAGATTTAGCTAATACATTTGATACAAATTTGAATAAAGCTAAGTTAGAACATTGCAGAATAGTAAGGCAGAACAGTTATTTTAGTTCCTTCATCGATGATATGAACTTGAGCAATATTGTTCTGTCTTATTACATTTATAAATTTTAGGAGAGTGATAACGTGGATAAAAATTTACTATTAGATAGTTGTAGTATCTATTACGATGTAGATTTAACTAATATAGATACTTTAGATTTAACAAGTGCTACAGTAGCACAAAAGTTTATAGGCTTAACAAAAGGTGGC